GGCGATCGCGGCCGAGGCCGATGCGGCGGATCGCGCGAAGGCCGCAGCGCTTGCCGAGTCCACGCGCCGATCAGCCGCCACCTTGGGCGCGCTTATGCTTGCCTACGCGCAGAGCTTAGAAGATGCCGGCAAGGTCTCCGCTGCAGCGACCCGCGCATCCATCAAGCGCCACATCGAAGAGCCGTGGCCAGCCCTGTGGGCGCGCCCCGCATCCGAGCTCGAGCTCGATGACCTGCTCCCAATCCTCTCGCGAATGGTACGGCAGAAGAAGCTGCGCGAAGGCGGCAAGGTCCGATCGTATCTGCGGGCAGCCTACGCGGCAGCGATCGCGGCGAAGCAAGATGCCGCAGCTCCCGATGCCCTGCGCGCACTCAACGTGTCCAGGAACCCAGCGCGCGACCTGGCCACGCTCGACAGCGGGAAGCCTCGCGACCGGGTGCTCTCGGTGGCTGAGCTTCGTGCCTACTGGCGGAGAATCGAGGTAATGCCTGGGCGCCAAGGCGCGCTTCTTCGCTTCCACCTGCTGACAGGCGGCCAGCGCATCGCACAATTGATTCGGCTGCAGTGGTCGGATCATGATCACGACGCCGACACCGACACTGGTTCAGTTCGTCTGCTCGACATCAAGGGGCGGCGGCGGCAGCCGCGTGTGCACCTTGTGCCCCTGCTTCCCCGAATGGCGGTCGACCTCGCCATCCTGCGCGGTGACGGCAACGGGCCGAACCTGTTCTCGATCACTGCGGGCAGGGTGCCGGCCACGTATGACGAGTTCCGGGGAATCATGGACCCCGTCGTGGCCGACATGGTTGCCGCGGAGGAACTGACCTCGCCGTTCACGCCGGGCGATCTGCGCCGGACGGTGGAAACGCGGCTCGCGGCCCTGGGCCTGTCGGAAGAAGTCCGTGGCCACCTGCAATCCCACGGTCTGAGCGGCGTCCAGAAGCGGCATTACAACTTCTTTGAGTACGACGCGGAGAAGCGCGCCGCAGTGGAGGCGCTGCTCGAACTGCTTACTGGCGCTGGGGCTAAGGTGACGTCGATCCGCTCACGCGCTACCGGCTAAAACGGCAGGTCATCGACCATATCCGGCCCAGCCATCCGATAGGCTGCGGCCTGGTGCCGGCCAGCTGCATCCCGCAGTCGATTGGCGGCGCGGTGCCGCCGCGCGCGGGCGCGCCAGTTCCCAGAACCATCCCGTTCAAGCTCCCCTGCCTGCTCCAACTTCCGCGCCGCCTTGGCTTCCAGCGAAGCCTGATCCCGTGTTCTTCCTGTCATGGCGCGAGTGTGCCAGTGAGCCGTCGTCCAACCTGCGACTACACCTACGGGATGGCCCGATGCTGGCGGGGGCCGGCCATCGCTTTAAAAGTCTCGTGCGCTCAGCAGGCGTGACGCAGATTTCGGACGTATTCAATTTCAGGAGCACGCTGCGTGGAAGCACTGACACTGCTGGGGCGACCACGCTGATTTCAGAATGGGATTCAGGCAGATTGGCTGCTACTCACCGCCCTGCTACCGAACAATTCGCAGCTGGGGTCTTACCTTTTCCTGCCCAATGTCGCCGTACAGTTCACCTAAACGGTCCGGCGCGTACATAAGCGCGGCCCCGAGCTCCTCGTCGGTAAATCCCAGCTGTTCGCGGAAATGTTTGATGAGGGACGGGAACAACGAAGGCTGCTCCTTGGGAATGGGCAGTGGCTCAACCTTGCGAATCCCGAGCCTGTTCATCTGAATTATGAGCCACTTCCGTTGATTGTCATCAATCTTTCCGAGCGCCAGGCTTTTGCGCACCAGCATTGCAATTGAGACCTGCCAATATTCCTTCAACGGCATGTAGGTCGCCAATTTAGAAGCGTTCTGACGTGAGAGATTTGGAGAAATCTCGTCACCAGGCACAAGAAACTCAGATGCGAAGTCGTCTGCCTCATCTTCCATTGAAGGATGTGGCAAGTCGTGCATCACAAGGTGCGCTAGTTCATGTGCCAAGGTGAACCGCCAGCGATCCCCAGGCACGGACTTGTCGATAAACACGATCGGCGGAAGGTCAGCGAACTGGATGCAGGTAGCGTCCATCGGCACCCCACCGAAATCACATTCGATGACCACAACCCCAGCGCCCTCAAGGAGTCGAGTGAGGTTTCGAACAGGCCCGCTCGGCAAATTCCACGCGACGCGGAGGGCCCGCGCGCACGCACTCGCTGTCCCATAGTCATCCATGCTCAACCGCGGAAGAGAGCGCACTTGTTGCACGTCTACGTGATCAAGCATCCGCTTTACGTGGATACGCAGCACGTTGATCAGCCCAGATATCTTGCGCCGCTCACCAGCTTTGAGCTGCCGACTCCGCGTGAAAACCGAGCTACTGCCGTAAGAGAAGCGCTGTTCAGCTAGGCTGAAGAACCCGAGTGGGAAACCCAACGCGTCGGCGACCGCCCGCATCTCCGCGTCGCTCAGATCAGCACCGGTGCCCGCTTCAATCCTTGCAACGCGCGGTTGGGTGATGCCGGCTGCGGCCGCCAAGTCTGACTGGGTCAGTTCTCGGTACTCACGCGCCAGGATCACCATTTCCGGATTGGGTTTCATTGGACTTGTCCTGCTTTGCCTTCGTCGCGATGGTCGCGCCGGCGGGCTCTTCGATAGTGGTGTTGCTGGCCCCGAACAGGCTGACAACCGTAGTCGTAGCGGGCGCCTCGTCGTTGAGCTCCGAGACCCACATGTTGGAACGCGGTCCGGAAGGGCAGATTAGGAACACACTCTGCAAATTGCCGAGGATGTCTTCCTCATATCCCAAGTCCAGATGAACCGACTGAGGCAAGCCGTCCAATGCTTGATGGGTGCGGAACTTTACGACCTGTTGAGTCAGATGACCAGAGGGCAAGAGATCGCGATCCACCTTCTTGAAACGGATGATGAAGCCTTCCGAGAACTGGAGCATGCAGAGCTTTTTCACCTGCTCGAAGCGGACCCCGGGAGTCCTTTCGGCGTACGCCCTTGCGTGGTGAAAGAAGTGATCATGAATCACTGACGCCTTGCTGCGCCCCGTATGCAAGTTCCGCAGAAATGGGCTGTACATCTCTTTGTAGTCCGACACGGCTTGCCCAACCATTTCCCTCAAGGAGGGCAAATAGCCCTCCAGCACCAGGTGAACTTCAGACTGATTGATTTCCATGCCGGGCTCGCCGCTTAGGTCAAGGCAAGTAGACCCCTAGCAACTACCCGTGTCAATCAATTTATGCATATTCAATTCACTGTAATTTTTTATACATTATTATCAATGACTTAGCTGAGGATAAAAACGGCAAATCACCTGCATCGGGTGGTTCGAAGCATGTGACCATGCGCTAGTAGTGCCCTGCCTCCTCAACCAGTCGGCCGACGGCGCGCCTAGGCGGTCACTCGGACAGTTAGCAATTGTACTAACATCCAGCCTGTCTCTCTTAATGAGACAACGCCCAGCCAGAGTTCCAGCCATGCATTCCCTATCCATTCCCCACACGATCGGCACGTTGATCGGTCCCGCGGCCATCGACGGCCCGGCGCATTTCGTCCCCTTGGCCGGCGCGCGTGCCCGCTTGGGCTTCCCGTCGCCGGCCGACGACTTCATGGACGATGCGATCGACCTGCACAGGCTGCTGGTCCGCAACCCGGCCGCCACCTTCCTTTACCGGGCCGATGGGTGGTCCATGAGCGGCGCCGGGGTCAGCGACGGCGACATCCTGGTCGTGGACCGCTCGGTCACACCCCAATCTGGCGACCTTGTCATCGCCATCTGGGATGGCAACCAGCCGAGCTGCAAGGTGCTGCAGCTGTTCGAGCAGCACCTAGAGCTGCATTCCGCCAATCCGGACTTTCCGCCCATCGTGCTCGAGCAGCCCACCGAGGTGGAGGTGTTCGCCGTGGTCGGCGTGGTGCGGCAGGTCAAGCGCCGGGGCGGCCATGTTCGGGCTCGTTGACGGCAACAACTTCTACGCCAGCTGCGAACGGGTGTTTCAACCGGCCCTTCGCGGCGTGCCGCTAGTGGTGCTGAGCAACAACGACGGCTGCGCGATCGCGCGCTCCGCTGAGGCCAAAGCTCTGGGTATCAAGATGGGCCAGCCCGCCCACGAGCTGAAGCACCTGGTGCGGCGGCATGGACTCCAAATGCGTTCGGCCAACTTCGGCCTCTACGGGGATATGAGTGCCCGGGTAGTGTCCTTGCTGCGCGATGCCGCCCCCAGGGTCGAGGTCTACAGCATCGACGAGAGCTTCATCGACCTGGCCGGCATAGGCAACCGAGAGGACTTTGCGCGCGAACTGCGCGAGCGCGTCCACCGCTGGACCGGCATTCCCAACTGCATCGGCATCGGCCCCACCAAGACTCTGGCCAAGCTGGCCAACAAAGCGGCGAAGTCCCGAGATGGTGTCGTTGACCTGGGTAGCCGCAGCGCGCGCGAGGATCTGCTACCAGCGTTCCCGGTTGAGGATCTGTGGGGGGTTGGCCGCCGGCTGGGGCCTAAGCTGGTGGCGATGGGCATCCGAACTGCCGCGGCGCTCCGCGACGCCCCAGCTGACGACATCCTGGCCAAATTCGGGGTGACGCTTGCGCGCACGCAGCGCGAGCTGCAGGGCCATCCCTGCATCTCCTTGGAGGAAGTGGAGCCGGACCGGCAGCAGATCATGGTGAGCCGGTCATTCGCCGACCGAGTTTACGATCACGAGTCCGTCGCCCAGGCGCTGGCGACCTTCGCCGTCCGCGCCTGCGAGAAACTGCGTGCCCGGGGCCTAGTCACCGCCGGTGTCTGGGTGTTCGCCCATTCGGACGTGTTCCGGCCCGAGCTGCGGCAGCACAACGCCAGTAGGACCGTCGGACTGCCCGCGTCGACTGCAGACACAACTGTGGTACTGGGCGTCGTGCGCAAGCTGTTGCGCGGCCTGCTGCGCGACGGCATTGGATATAAGAAGGCCGGGGTGGCATTGCTCGACCTGGCCCGGCCTGATGAGGTGCAGGCGGATCTGTTCGGGCCGACGGTGATCGGCAACGAGATCCTGATGGACACAGTTGACCGGATTAACCAGAAGTTCGGGCGCGGCACCGCCGGCCTTGGCGCATCAGGTTGGCAGGCGCGGCCAGCGTGGGGCATGCGGCAGCACATGCTCTCGCCGAACTACACGACATCCGTGCACGAGATCCCTCCAGCGCGTTGCTGATGCGCCAGAGCCTTCGTGCTCGACAGGTAATATCTACTTCACAGTTCTTGGCAACGGCCGGGGAGCCTTTGTGCCGTCATTGCATTGAATGATATCGAGCACTGTACTCATGCTCCTCCCAACTATCGCTTCAACCTTTGCTAGCTCAGTGGCTGAGAGCAAGCCCATGCTGAACTTCTTCTTTGCCTGTGCCAGCTTCTTGCCCAATTCAATGCGACGAAGGTTGGCCATTTCGATGATTTCAACTACACGCCTTCTGTACCCGACGATGTCGGGCTCATTCAACTGCAGTAACCGAATCATGTGTGCGCCGTCAGGGGTCCGCGACTCATATTCGAATGTCGCTGCATTCAACCGTAAGTGCGCAGCCATGTCATGTTCGCAAGGATTGACCACAAACGGCCCCAAGCGCTCATCAGCTGGCCAATAGTCGTTCTTACGGGAATTGCAGGGGCCGCAGCAGTAATAGAGATTGCCGTATTCCGTCTCTAGACCTTTGAACTTAGGTACTACTTTTGGCCGGTAATGGTCAACAGCAAACGAGTAATATTCACCTAGCGAAACAGAGTCAGGCGTGCGGCAATACACACAGACCCGCACAAATTCGTGCTGAAGGACGCGTTTAAAGGACTTGTAATTCTTGTAAGGGAAAGGCTGAAGCCGTCGACGGTGAAGTCCCTTCGGGTACTGAAAAACACCCATTAATCACCCCATCAACAGGCGGTCAATCTCGTCAAGGTCGTCGGATACATGAGCCAATGCGACCATTGAACGATTTAAATGTTCCTCTCTTGCCCGCGTCACTCTCGGCGAGTACTTGTTCATTCGAGCATCTAGTATTTCCATTCTCGCCAATATCTCCTGAGACGGGTGTGCGGAAGCATACTGAACGGCCAGGACTTTGATCCTTCGCGATGCCGTACTCTCGATCGCTTCGCGCAGCTCAGCTGCGCCATGATACTGAGGTGCCGCCGGGATCGTCTCACCGATGAAAGTCGTTGGGTCATCCTCTATAGACCAAGACTTCTCGCTAAAGGGTGATGTAGGGCCGGTACCACTTACGGCAACTACCCTAGTTCGTCCGCTAGAGAACTTGCTATCTGCAATCAGACCGGCAAACCTAGTAGCCACCTCGGCTTGCTCCTCACGCCCTTTAGAAATCCATGCCGACGGCTGAGGCAGCCTCGACAAAGGGTCTGTCACATCCACTGCTGGAGCGTAGTAATCCATCACCGTTCCCCGTTATTACCAGCAAGATGTTCGCGCGCAGCATCACCCAGCGACCAATCAAAGCAGTTAAAGGCTTGGGCATGCATCGCATCTAGCGCACTCTTCGATTCATTAAGTGCAACCTCGTTCCTGAACGAGTCTACATCTACAATGAAATCCGGCGGAATGAAAACTTCGCCATTTTTAGGATTACGTTTAAGGCTTGTCTGCAAGAGACACCCGCCATCCTCAGAGTTTAACAGCAACCGCGTCGCAAACTCGTTAACGCCTCGGAATGTTCCATCAGCAAACTGAGCAGTCAGAGCTGGATTGATCCATCCGTTGCGAAGGGGATCATGGCGACCAGGCAGATTGTTCACATAACGCAGACCAATTCTTGTCCAAAAGTCCGAATCAATGATTGGCTCGGCAGCCTGAACGGCTTCTAGGGCTCGCTCAAGCAACTCCACATATCCCGTGTACGTGCTTGTCTCAATGGTGAGCGAGCTGTGCTTTAGAGACACGGACCAACCGCCTCGAAGCGCACGAAATATATGTGAATGAGAGCTCTCTGAAGATCCGCCGAAACCAAAGCTCACATCTGTGGCAGTCTCGATATGGGGATACTTCTTTCGCAACGACTTCACAAAGCGAGCCGGTGGCTTCGCATCGCCCAGCTCAATGAGGGTTGGAAACCGGAATTCGCAAACGACGCTCGTAACGAGGCTCTTCCTGAATAAATTCAGGTTGTTAGACTGAAACTGCACGAGCTCATCGGCAGCGAAGTGACGGGTCATCTGAATGCACCGGGCGGAGGCTTATCAAGTCTGCCACGAATCTCACCTAGTGAGAAAGCCCCAAGTTCTCTGAACACGCTATCCGGTCCTCGGTAGCATCCTAATGAGCGGACTGTCTCACGGCGGCGGCGGCGGGCGGGCATCCGCAAATTTGGCTGGCGGGACGCTGCTCAAGCGCCCCGGGTTGAGCTGCCTGCGGCCCCGCCCCAGAGAGGTCGGTGATTCTTGACCGCGGCACCGGCCTGCAGCTTACCAGGCTCACGTGGGGCCTCCTGGCCTTCTGGGCCAAGGGTCTGCAGGGCAAGACCCCATCAATGCCCGCATCGAGACGGTGGCCGAGAAGAACGCTTTGGCGACTACAGTGGCGGCGGGAGCGCCGGCGGCGCGCTCGCCTCGAACACGGCGTCGGTCGCCGCCTTGATCATGGCCATCAGCTTCCACCCGGGCTCAACCGTTTCCTCGCCGGTCACGGGGTGCTTCACGGTGTAGTCCCGCGCCAGCAGCTCGCTGATCCTTGCCGGCAGCACACCGAGGAAGGTGCGCTCCAGGATCGTGCCGTTGGACTGGGTGGTGATCTTCTCGAAGTGGAAGGTCACAGGCCCGTCGTTCGTGTACGGGCTCCAGTCGATCCCGATGCGAGGCGCGATCGCCTCAACCGTCGTGCCGAACTGTTCGCTCTTGCTGATTACTGCCACGTCAACCCTCCGTACTGATCAAGGTCAGCTCCTGGGAGCCGATGTGGAAATTGCTGCCATTAGCCTCGGCCAGGGTGATTGGCCAGCTTCCGGTCGCGCCACTCAACAGCACGCGGTACATGAAGGTCCCCGTTCCCGGCAGACCATCGGTGTAGGTGACACTTCCGCCGACCTGCGCCTCGTAGCTGTACCGCCCCCACAGCTCGTCGTAGTAGACAGACGTCTGTCCGCCAACCTGCATCGACGTGAGGGTCTGCCATGCGCCGCCGTTGTAGCTGCGCTGCAGCGTCATGACCACACTGTTGGCGATCACCCCCGGCGTGCCTGAATCCAGGTATCCGCTGTTGTAGTAGGCCAGGCTGAAGACCACGGTCTTGGGGCCGCCGTTTGTTCCGAACTGCGGCGTCTCCAGAATTGCCGTCGTAGAGACACTGGTACTTCGGAAAACGTTGTGCAGAATGCCGGCCGAGATGGAGCCGCCGAAGTAGGAATTGCCCTTGTTGTCGATCCAGAACAATCCATTCGTCTTGCTGCAGGCCGCTACGTCGGAACCCACGCCGCTCCAGAACATCAGGTCACCCGACGTGCCGAACGGCTTCCCGTGCACCACCATGTAGGGGCCGGACCGGGTCACCCACCGGCCATCCTCGAACGTGCTGCTACCGGTGTTGTGCGGGTCCACGAAGCTGACCCGGTCGGCTACAAAGTTGATATGCCCCACGATGCCGTTGTTCACCGACGTCATACCGATGGTGTAACCGTTGACGTCGAGCGCCAAGGTATGCGACGCCAGCAGCAGGCTCTGGCCGTTCTCCAGAGTCGTGGCGCGAACCTCCAAGGCCTGCGTGGCCGACGCGGTGCCGCCGACGGTCACCTCGTCGCTCCACACCGTCGGCGCCGCGCCCAGCTCGAGCTTCAGCCGGCGGAACGACGATACGGCGTCGGTGACCTCGCAGATGATGCCAACCAACAAACGAGTGGTGCCGGCGGGAACGTCGATCGTGCAGCTGTACCTGGTCCAGACACCGACCTTGGTCGGGTCCGACAGCGCGGTGGCCGACCCGATCAACCCGTCATTGTTGTACGCGCTGATCGCCAAGCGGGCATTGCCTTGCAGCCCGTTGCGGAAAATCTCTCCGGACAGCGTGTGCCTTCCAGGAGTAATAGGCCCTGGGATGAACTGGTAGGACGTGTCGTTGCTGGTGGTCGCGTGGATCGCCGCGAACGGTCCAAAGCTGGCGTCTGAGTACGCCCCACCGCTCGCCGGGGTGGTCCACGATGCGAAGCCGCTCCGCCACGTGGGGTTGGCGATCATGTTGGGATTGGCGATCGTCGAGGCCTTCACTTGCGTGATCGCGGTGCTGTTGGCGCTGACAGCGTCCTCGAGCTGCTGGACCTCGCTGCTGAGCAGCTGCAATGCGCCCGCAGATGCCTTGCCCTCCAATGCAGCGTTGGTCTGGGCCAGGCTCTGCGCGAGCGCGTTATCCCGAGCGACGGTTGCAAGGTCAATCTCTTCCACGCGCGCACTACTGGCCTTGCCGGCCAGCTCCGCGCTGGTGAGGTCCAGGCGCTGCGCCAGAGCCGTGTCCACTTCCGCCAGCGCCTGGATCTGGCTGGCAACCTGCGCCGCGCTCGCTGCCGCGCCACCGTCGCCCGGCAGCCTGGCCACCACGGCATCGATGCGAACCGCCTGCGCCGAGATATCGGTGGCGTTCTGGGTGGACATGCTGATGGCCGCCGCCAGAGCGTCACCGACGGAGGTGTAGTCCCCGATCTCCCGCCAAGTGGCCGGATCCGTGCCAGGCTGCACGCCGGTGTTCGGCAGCAGCGCCTGGTACAAGGTGCCGGCATGGCGGACAAAGTCGCCCTTCGGGTACTCGCCGCCGGCGGTCCATTCGTCCGCACCGACGATGTCCTCGAGGATGCCGTTCAGCGCGGCCACTTGGGTGTCGGTGTACTCGCGTGCCCTGCCCACAGCTGCATCGATAGCGGCAAGGTCGCCAGCAAGCATGTCAATGATGGCCTGGCCGATGCGCTGATTCGCCCGCTCAGCCTCTTCCCAGGTCTCCTGCAGCTGCTCGCCCAGCCCCTTGCCGAGCGTCTTCGTCACAACACGCATGCCTTCGGACAGTTCGCCCGAGGTGTTGACGCTGCGGCACGCGAACGTCCAGTCGCCAGCATCAGGGACGACGATCTCGAACGGCGCGGTGTGGTAACCAGCCTGGCCGACAGGCGCCATTGCAGCCCAATCCGGATCTGCCACCAGCCCGGGCAGGTAGCGAATCTCCACGCCCGCGAAGTCAGGCGAACGCTGAGAATCCTCCAGCCAGCCCCATGTGTACAAACGTACACCGCCGCTGCGTTCCTCCACGTCGAACAGGTCCACCAGCACCGGCGGCAGGCCGGCGCCGGCGGTGGTGTAGGTGCCCTGCACCGCCCCACCCACCTCGCCCTCGGGTGAGAACGGCCGCACTACCACCGAGTATCGGCCCGGCCCGGGGATGCGCCACGTGGCCGTTCGGGTAGTGGTCTGCGCAACGTCGGCCAGCTCGGCGCCGACCTCCGCCGAGCGCACCAGCACGTTCCCCACTGGGCCGCTGATATCGAAGGTCGCCGTCAGCTCGGTGAACACCGTATCGCCCTGCACCACCTGGTGCTCGGTGATCCGCAGGTTACTGGCCACGGGCCGCGTCTGCAGGGATGAATCGTTCGGCGGCGGCACATAGTCGCCGGTCAGGACGTAGTTCCAGAACTCCGGCCCCTCCGGAACCACGCGTACAGCGGCGCCCTTGAGTCCATCCTCCGGCTGGACGCTGGTCACCCGCACCCGATAGCCAGGGGTCTGCTTGAAGTCGTAGATCCACAGAGTGTCGTGCGCCGGATTAGCGTCACTGTTTCCCGGGAGCGCCGCGTCTGTCGGCCACTCGTCGGCCAGCACCAGCTCGCGGCTCTCGCCTGTGAACGCACGCACACGTAGCACGCGATAAACGCGCTCGCCGGGAATGCGCAGACCGATGAAGGCATCGGCGCCGGAGCGCCCTGGGACCGGCTCGTCCAGAGTGAGGCGGATCTGCGTACCGTCGCGCACCGCAGCCGCGACCCGGCCGCCAAAGCCCCACTGCGTCATGTCGTGCTGCAGTGCAAGCAGCGACAGGCGCTGGTAGCTCATGTGCTCGATATCGGTGCTGTAGCCAATCTCCTTGTACTGGTACAGAGACTGCGCCAGATGCCAGCGCGCCAGCCGGGCCGCGTGCTGTTCCGAGGTGACCCCCTCGCCACTAACCTGCGCTGGATTGAGCATGGTGGTTACACCAGGCGCGGCTACCTGCAGCGGCTTGGCCTTCCACGTCACCGGATCGGCATAGGTGAACTCGATGCCATCGGCAGCGCTGGCCAGGTTGTAGTCGACCTGGAACTGTCCCTTCTTGATGGTGCTCATATTGACGACACCACCCAGCGGCTGCTCCTGCGCCGCCCATACAACGCCCAGCCGCCCCCCAGCCAGGGTGATCTCACCAAAGCCGGCACGGGCGATCGCCGACAACACGTCGTGGTGGTTGCGGGTGTCCAGGACACAGTAATCGTAGGTGAAGCCATTGGCCGCGCAATGCAGCGTGAACGCCTTCCACGACTCCAGATCAATCTGGCTATCGTCAAAGGCCATGCCGCCCAACAGCCGGCCGGCCCGGTAGATCCCGCGTGCGTAGGCCACGCATTGCGCGCCAGGATTGCTGGATTCCCTCACCACATAGGCCGTACCGTCCCATTCCGGGATCGGATCGGCCACGCCGATGCCGCGGATCTGGTCGGGGGTGCCGTTGAGCTGGCCGGTGGCTTTGATCTGCAAGCCGGTGCGCGAGATGCCGGCATAGTTGCCGGTGTCAGGACGGATGCTGGTCAGCATCGTCCACTGGAAGTCGTTCTTCTGGGTGTTCTTGCCCTCGTAGTCGCCCTGCCCGACCTTGCGCACGCGAACGTCATACTGGCCCTGCGGCACGTCGCGGCTGATCGTGGCGCGGCGCACGTCGAAGCGGTCCGACCGGTAGGACTCGTTTGCCAGCATCGTCCACGTGCTGGTGCCAACAGCCTTGTACTGGACCTCGATGCGCTCAGTGACGAAGTACGACTTGCCGCTCGTACCCGTGCCGCCCAGCACGTACTCTAGACCGACCTGCACCCGGATGGTGTCGGTGCTGGTGGTGCGCTCTACCCAGCCGTGGTCCTTGGGCAGCTCGCCGCCGTCGATCGTGTCAGCATTGCCGTACAGCGGGATTGCCTGCTCTGGCATCTGGCTGTAGCCGGCATGGAAGACCTGTACACCTTCGAAGTTGACCAGCGGCGTATCGCCGATGCGCAGCCCTTCGATTCGACCCACATTGATGCCCGAGCAAAGCAACAGCCCCACATACTGGTCGTTACCCTCATACCAGCTGTAGGGCTTGCTCAGCAGGTCCGGGGTGAGCAAGCACCGCCCAAATAGCAGCGGCAATGGTTCGTTGAAGCGCGCCTGGTTGCGCGCCCCGGTGATTGCATACACCGAATCCTGCTGCTGATTGCTGAGCCGCGGCGCCTTGGGCGCCAGTACCTTGTTGATCAACAGGCTGCCGGCCATGAATGCACCGGTGGCCAGCGCAGAGCCTGCCAACCCACCCCCCATCAGACCCGCCACCGCGCCGCCGGCGCCGGCAATGCCGAACGTGAAGTAGGTCAGCGCCACCATCGCCACGATGGACAGCGCAGCCCGGCCAATACCGCCGCGCACCTCAATCACCTGGCCGTGCTTTGGGAACACGTGGTGCCACAGGTAGCGCTCTACCGGCCGGCCGCCGATGCTCACCTCCCAGCGTTGCCCGTCCAGCTCCGGCACGTTGCGCATCAGCAGCGCGTACAGACTCTCGCCCGGATTCACGTCCCAAGCGACGTTGCGCTGGCCGTCGACCAGCAGCGGGTGCGGGGTGACGATCAGCCGGCCCGGCCCAATCACCTTCTCTTCCATCAGGCCCACGTGTAGTACCCCTCGATCCGGAGCCCGAACTCGGGCAGGTCGCGCACGCGGTGCAGCACGCTGCAGCCGTTGCGCTCGTTGCTGTGAAGAACCCAGCCTTCATGGGCCAGATAAAAGAAAACCCCGGCGTGGCCGGGGCGTTTGTGAGGGGCTTCGCTCATCAGGACGAGGTCGCCATCTTGCGGCGAATCCGCAGGGAGGCAGTAGGGTCGCGAGAGCTCCCCCAGCGCCGCCTGCCCAGCGGCACCGCGCGGGCGACGGCCCGGAAGCTGCACTGAACGCCCGAACAGCTCCCGCTGCACCAGCACCACCAGGTCGGCACAGTCCATGCTATCGGGGTCGTAGGCGATGCCAACGAAGCGCTCAGCTGCGCCCAGCATGCCCATCACACCAACCCCGGCGCGGTGACACCGTTGTAGCGCAGCCGCACTGCCTGTTGCCGCATGATCGCGTCATAACCGCACTGCGCCGTCGCCGTGCGTGCATTGACCGAGACTTGGGTCATCGGCAGCTGGTAGGTCCGCTCGATGACGTTAGGGTCGGCCCGATCGCTGACCCGCAGCAACGCCATCACGACATCGTTATGCTGCAGACGCTCCAGGTCCTCGGAGATACCCCTCCCGACGTTGTCCAAGGTGAGCACCGCGCGCGCGTTCTGCCCGCTTACGTCGTCGGGGACCTTGAAGCCAAACGGCACGCCGAGGTACTCCACCCCGTTGCTGGTCCAGTTGCGGGTGTCGTTGACGATCCGCAGCACCTCCACGAATGAAGGTGCGGAGATCTCAAGAAACAGCAGTACGCCATCGGTGTCGGTGACGCGCTGCCGGCGTTCAGTGAATGTGCTCATCGCAGGTACTCCACTACAACATCACGGCGGAAGTCCGAAGAGAACTTGTCGTCAGGCACAAGATCGCCAATAGCACCACCTTCAAAACGGACTTTCATTGGCACGCCGGTGTAGGGGTGAATCATCGTGAACCAATCGATGCGGCGGACCTCGTTGAAGTACCAGTCTTCGAACTGCTCCGCAGCGGTGATGCTGTCGAAGTAGAGCGACATTGCCTGCTTGACCAGCACCTGATCGTTGAGCAACCGCTGCTTAGGAACACCGCGCTCCATCTCGGTGCGCTCCACGGAAGGATCGAAGCCACGCTTCTGACCGTCGAACATGACTCGTGCGAAAGGTGGGAGTGAGGCCATCACAAGGTATCCCTGGCGCCGAAGCGCCCTTTGATATTGGCGTATGTCGCTCCGGCGCCGGCGGCAATCTGCCCACCGATGAAGTTATCGACTTGTCCCAGCAGCACATCAATATCGAAACTGCCGCTGTTGTTCCTGGATGCGCTGGCGGTGGTCCCCGGGGGCGCATTCCGTACGGTCACGTTGATGTCCCCGCCCAGCATTCCTCTCGCCGTGTTAGAGCCAACCACTCCGCCCTCCGCGTACCCGCGGTACCCTTTGCGCATGGCCTCCACAATGCCCACACCTCCAGCGCGCGCCACGTTCTCTTGGGACCAAACCACTTCGCCGGCGTGCACAATCCCCCTGGGTTCATACTTTCCGCCCGGGCCGGTGTAACCGCCCCCAGAGAACCCCCAACTCCCGGAGAAAAGAGAGCCAAGGGTTCCGGTGTGACCGCCGCCGAAGCCGTTCGCAAACCCCAACACGGCTTGGCGCATTCCGATCTTGCTCAAATCAGCAAGAACAGAGCGCGTCAGATCGGAGAAGTTGACCTTGCCCGTCGTGGTGAATGTTGCCCAAGCTTCCTCCAGCCCGGTGAACACATTGCCCACAACGCCACCCATCTGCTGGGCAGCATTACTGGCCTCATGCTGATAGTTTGCCCACGCCGCGCTAGCACCAGCCAGCCAGTCTCCTTCAGCCCGCTGCAGCTCTGAGTACCCGACGTTGATTGCCTGCAGGCGATCCAAGGCCTTCGCCAGCAGCGTGGAGCGCTCGGCTTCAAATGTCTCCTGGTCAATCTGGCCTGCATTCATCTGCAGCTGCAGCTCACGCAGCTTATCTGCCTGGTCTGCGTACGCATCATTGATGCGCTGCTGGATCTCGTACTCGCGGTCGCCCATGCCCACGCGCATGGCCTGCGTGGCCAGTTGTCGTTCCAACGCTTGATTGCTCGCATCCAGCGCATTGGCATAGGCGGCGATGACGTTGGCTCTGGTCTTCGCTGCGGCCGCCTCTTCGGTGGCCAGCACCTGCATGGCGCCAGCGCCTTCAATGCGCACCTTGGCAAGCCGTGCCTCCAAGTCACCGATCTGCCGGTTCACGGCGATCGCGTCCTTGCCAGCGACCGCTTGGCGCTGTAGGAAGCCGATCTGCTGTTCCAGCGATTTTGCCTGAGCGTCGACGCCCTGCTGAACCAGCTCGCGCATGCGGCTGTAGTACTGACCAGCTGTGATTTCCCTGGCGGAGAACTGCGCCCGCAGCATCTGGGTACCGGCGGTGATCTGCGCCTGTTCGGCTACCAAGTCGTCCTTGTAGCCCTGCAGACCAGCCGAGCGTGAGGCCGAGCCCGTGCTGGGCGCCTGCTTATCCTGATACTTCTTGTCGATTGCGGCGAGCGCCTTTTCGCGCGTCTCAGCCAGCTGCTTTGCGATATCGATCAATCCCGCAGCGTTTGCGCGATCGATGGCGATCTTGGCCTCCATACGGATCTTCCCTGCCTCACGATCTCGCTTCTCTTGTTTTGAGAGCTGCGAATCAATGATCTCGTCTTGGGCGCGCATCGTATCGACAGCCGCGGCCTGAGCGGCTTTCACCTCTGCGTCCTTGCGCTCCTTGATCAAATCGGCGGCTAAAGCCTTGATCTTCGCGGAGCGTTCCTTCACATCACGTTCGATCGCCGAGATCACCATCGGATTTCGCGCGGTCACGTCATCGGAGGCGGCCAGTGCATTCAACCGGGCAACGTCGCGGCGGTTGTCTGCGAGCATCTTCTGCATCTTGGCGGCTTCCGGCCCGAAGCCCATGTTGTTCTGCATCACCGCCCACGCCTTGCTCGCTTCGGCGAAGATATCCTTGAACCCACGAATCACTGGGTTCTGGCTGGCGCGCACCTTGGCCAGAGCCATGACCGTCTCATCGGCTGCAGCGCGGGTGATGACTGTTGCGGCGTCCTGGTTTCGGCCTTGATCCTGCAGCGCCTTGACCTGCTCGTAGAGCGCCACGGTCATGAAGTTGACCTGCTCATTGAGCTTCTGGGCGTTCTTGAGCGGGTCCTGGGAGAGCTTGCCGTACTGCGCCACGGTTTCATCGATCGCCTGACCGGTGACCTCCTTCATAGCCACCGCGGCTGCGGCCACAGCCTGCATGTTCTGAGCAGCGATCTGACCGTTTGCGCCGACGGCCTGTGCCACCTCTGTGGCCGTGCCGACGGTGACACCCATAGCGTCGCTGGTGCGCTGCGCCAGCGCGACCAGCGTCAGGGTCGTAGCGGCCGCCTCGTTTCGCGAGAGGACCAGCGCCTTGGTGTATGCCTCAGCCTGCTTCTCCGCGTCGTACCAGGCGTAGACAACCAGCCCAACGGCTGCCGCAGCGACGGTATAGGGGTTCACCATGCCCAGGAGCGCGGCGGACACGCCCTTGAGGGCGGGCTCGACGCCGCCAAAGCTGTCCTTGATCTGGCCGCCCTGCTGCAGCAAGACAGTGAAGAACGGCATACCGCCTTGGATGCTGGTGATGACGTCCGTGAACTGAGCAGGCAGCTGCCGCATGGCCTGCGCGGTCTGGCCGGCGGACACGCCCAGATCGGTGATGCCGTTCTTCGCCGGGATCGGGCGCGCTGCTTCGCTACGCACCTCGCGCAACTGGCGCGTGAGCACGCCGAGGCCTTGGCGAATATCGGCCAGGTCCGCGCTGATGCGGACGCGCAGGTTTGCCGAGGGCTCAGCCATTGGTCATTGTTCCTTTCTTGTGATCGGCCGGGGACAGGTGACGCAGAGCCGACAGGAACAGGTTCCAGTCGGCCACCGGCGCGCCTATCGCCATTCGGGTTGCCACAGCCAGATCAGCGAGGCGCTCACGATCGTCGTGGGCAGCTGCTGCGGTGAATCCCCGCAGTTGTGCGAGCGTGTAAGTGAGGACATCGCGGCGGCCGTGGCCGCGCGCGATTAGGTAGTGGACGAGGTCGGCAAGACCGTGCTGCCCGCCGCCGGGTTGGCCGCCGCCGACCTGGTCGCTTGGACCAGGCGGAGCAGCCGGCGGGCAAAAAAATCCCGGTTCAGCCCGACAACCGCTTCGAGCAGGTCTGCGACCTCGTCCAGGGTGCCGCCGGCCACCCATTCCGCGTCACGGCCAATCGCGACAGCCAGCGCCTTCGCCACTTCCGGCCCGTCCTGCTCGAGCAGGTCGAGCAGTAGCGCGCCGACCTCTACCGGTCCGGCGTCCTCCACGACGCCGGCCACCATCGCCACGCGGGCGATGATGGTGCGGCTTGCAGCGATGAAGGGGCCGATCTGCTCCAGCCGCAGTGGCGTCACAGTAACCTGGACGCCACGGAAGGCGACATGTCGAGCGGGGGGCGTGATCACTTCCAGGTCGTCCATGACTTACTTCTCCTGCTGCCAGTAGAAGTAGGCCGACTTGTCCGACCCGGCCGCCTTGGCGCTGTCCTTCAGCAGCGCGCCCGGCACGTTGCCGGAGCCGAACTCGTTGCCGATCAGGCCCATGCTTTCGATCATGCCGCCGGGGACCTTGTGCGCCACGAAGCGCACCATCTTGCCGCCACGGGCCTCGTTGGCGCCGTAGAACTGCATCTCGTAGAACTTCTGCGAGGTGACAGCCGCTTCCACGTGGCCCAGGTCAGCGTTCTTGTACGTGACCTTGATGTTGGGGGTGCCCGCCGCAGAGGGCGCTGCAATGGTCGAGTCTGTGGGAATGAACAGCATGCCGCGCTCGAAGCGGTAGTCCTTACCGGCCTCGTAGGCCGTGCTGCCGGTCACCGGCTTCACAGCAGTCACCTCCGAAGCCAAGCGCGACAGCGGTGAAAAGCTGCCAGGCACCGCCACGACCGGCTCGTCGGCAACGGTGCTGGCGGCGATGCTGCTGGCCTTGCCGCGATATACCCGGGCGAAGTTGCCCGGGTTGAAGTCGTGGAAGGTGTAGTTGAGGTTGTAGCCGGTCACGCGGTCGACGCGGTTGGCGGTGCCGCCGCCCGGGTTCTGGTAATCGGCCAGTTCAATGGTGTTGGTCTGCGGCGCCACGGTGAAGGCGGAAACGTTGCCGATTTCCACGAACGGCTCATTGCTGTTCCACTCGCGGATCAGAACAATGCCGCTGCCCATGTAGCTGTAATCTTCGGCCATGATGGCTCTCCAGTTGGTGTGCCGCAGCGCGGCGGATCAGATCTTGGGAATGTGCGATTGGTAGGTCAGCAGCACTCCTACCCAGCCGGCGCCGGCCTTCTCCGGCATCAGCGGCTCCATGCCGACGTACACCGGCACCTGGATGCCGGTCGGGTAGTTGCGCGCCGACTCGCGGCTATCCAGTGCCGCCTCGACGTCGGTGAGCAGGTCGTCGAGCGTGGCTTGGTATTCGTCCGTCCCGGACGGCACCTTCGCCATCACGCTGACGGTGGTCAGCCGGTGGCTGTTGACCTTGGCCGGGTCCGTGGCCCGTTGCTGCCTCTCGACAACGGCAGTGAGCAAGGCAGCCGTGTCCTGGTCACCCGGCCGGGGCTCCAGCGTCCAGCCGCTGCCGGCGTCGGTGAGGTAGCCATTTGCCTTACTGATCGCCTGCAGCGTGACGCCCATCGCGTCCAGGAGCTTTCGCCGCGGGCTCGGCGGGCTAGACATTGGATACCTCCCACTGCTCTGCGGACGCATCGCCGCGCAGCTTCTGCTCCAGCTTCAGGCGGCGCCCTGTGGCCTCAATGACGACGATTCCACTGCTGCGCGGCGTGACCTCGGCAAGCTGCAACGTGACCCGGTCATACCGGGCAACCACGGTGGCCGGATCTTCGTCGGTGAAATCCTGCACGCCCTCGTCGAGCAGCGCAGTGCACGGCACTGGCTCGGCACCAGCGCCCGGCGGGGTGTAGGTGGCCGCGTCGGCGACGCCGGCGGCACGGAATGCCCCGAATGCAAGGGCATCGAAGGACTGCATGAATGCTTTCTGGCTCAACGTAGCGGCCTCGCGGTCAGCATCGCTTTCTCCAACTCGCGCTTGAGGAAGAAGGGCATCAGCTTCTTCCACGTGTCCTCGGCCATCCCGAAGATGTCGTAGCGCGGGCGGTATCCGGCGGTGTTGGTGAAGATGAAGATGGACCGGACGCCTGAGCCTTGCCCGATGCGTTCGTAGACGCCCGGGCGTAGCGCCCCCTTGCGCGTGGTCAGCACGAAGTACTCACCGTCGCGGTTGTTTTTCTTGCCGCGCCGGCGCTTTCTGCTGACGTCGGTCTGGTTCTGGTAGCGGTCCCGCTGGGCCCCGAGCTGCGACAGGATCTTGGTGACCTGGCCGGCCGGCACGTTGCCGTACTGGTTGGCCTGAGCACCACGCCCCATCACCGCGAATTGAGTCGGGGACAGGATGCCCCTGCTCTGCAGCAGCCGCTCGAAACCTTTGCGACGCCGCTGGCCGCCTTCCACCTCAGCCACCAGGTACTTGGATGGAGGCGTGCCCTTGAACGCCTCGTCCCGGATGAAAATCTCTGCGTAGGGCTGGGCCTTGGTGGCCTTGCGATACATGGCGGCGTTCACCGTGAGCGGTGTCGGCCGGTCGAAGACCCGCGGTGCCTGACGCTTCCAGCGCTCGCGCACCTCGTAGGCCACCTTGTTCGCGGCTTGCGCCGCGGCGAAGGGAAGCTGGCTCTGCTCCAGCTCCGTGAGCTGCCGGTCCAGGATGTTGTCCGGGTCTACGGTGATTCGAATCTGTGCCATGTCCCCTCCAGCCCGGCCCGCCGAAGCGGGCCGGGCGCGCCGCTTACTTGGCGCCGGCCTTCAGGCGGATGACCGCATCGGGGCGGGTGTTGATGTTCAGCGGGTTGGACTGGCTTTCCAGCTCGATGCCCTTGTCCATCCGCAGCTTTGCGGTCTTGCTGTAGTACGGCAGACCCACGTCACGCACCGTCTCCAGGTAGTCCGCCGGCGCGAAGCGGGTCAGGAACATGTCCGGAACACCCAGCGGGAACGCGATCGCCTCGTTGTCGGCGATCGCCAACTTGCCGCCGCTGCTGCCCTGCAGCTCTTCGAAGATCACGTCCCCATACACGAAGCCCTTGCGCAGGTCCGTGCGCAGAGCGGCGCCGTCCTGCCAGCGCTGGTAAGCGTCGCGCACCTCATCATGCTCAACGAGAGCATCGAAGAACCCGGGACTGCAGAACACGTGGACGCCGGTATACGGAACGTCGCCGAGCTTGCCCTCGATCGCACGTTTGATGGACACCGTCTTGGCGCGAACCCGGGTCTCGGGCTTGTTCAGCTCCATGCCGATGGCGACCTTCTGCATGTCGAACTCCTCGTAGAAGTCGACGATCACCGAGCCATCGGCGTCGAGCAGCTTGCCCTGCAACGCGCCCATGCGGTGGTACTCGATGGTGTAGTCCAAGTCGCGCTTGTGCACGGCCTGGAGCTTGTTGACCACCGCCGCGACGTTGGCACCTTCCGGGTCGGTCGGGTTCCACACGCCCAGCAGCTGGTCAGCCATGACCGTCGAGCGCTGCGGCAAGTGGGTGGTTTCCAGCAGCTTGACCTTGCCGCGGTCCAAACCCTTGGGCTGGCCGGGGGCTCCACGCGCCGCGTTGGGCACGAGGGTCAGCTTGTTGTTCTCGATGCCGATCCTGACGATCGTGGTGCCAATCAGGCCGTCTTCCTGGAACAGGCGCATGTCGGCCAGCCGGGTGGAGATGCGCGGCAGGTTGTTGATGTAGGCGTTCAGGGACTCGAAGCTCAGCACGCCCAGCGCCAGAAGGGTCTGCAGATCCATAGTGTTTGTCTCTCTCGAAAGGGGATACGAAAAAAGCCCCGCAGATGCAGGGCTTTTGAGGTGAAGCGGTGGCGGCGGTTACGGTCCGGCGGCGTCGATGGTGATGGTCTCGGTGGCCGCCTCGTCCAGGTCCGGCGCCGTCGCCTTCAGGGTGTAGTCGCCGGCCGCGCTCAGGGTGGCCGCATCCCAGGTGACCACCCCG